TTTCTTGCCTAATCTTGTTTTTTTTCTCTCCAATCTTGTAATTTAGATAACCATCTAAATCACTAACAATATACACACAACGCTAAATTATTAATAAAATTAAGCTTATTAATATTTTATTTTTTAATCCAATCATAGCTATCGTTTTTATAGCAGCTATTTGTTTTATCTCTCCAACTAAAAAATCAGCTGATTGTTTTAGCATAAGAACGACACCTTTTTTTTCAACCAACGAACTGCTTTTTTACTGTGTGGAACTTTATTAATTAATTTATTGTCCCATAAAAACTGCACAGCAGAATCCAAAATTAATAATTCTGGTGGCTGCAAATTAAACAATGATTTAAATAAATCTAAAATTAATTGTTTCTTATTCACATTATCTTTTTTCAAAACAATATTTTCTACAAGCCTACAGCAATACAGCAGAAATTCACTACATCCTTTTAAATTATGTGATGCTGGATAATCTTGTATTTTTTGCCTTAATACAACCAATAAGTCATTTAACAATTGACTTTTTTTTAACGAGTGAAGTGGCTTTACCAAATCTATTTCACCTAATTTTTGAAGTCGCGATTGCGGGTCCATTGTAATATACATTTAGAAATTAATTTAAAGATATTTCATATTGTATATTATTGTATAATATGAAAAAAGTTATTGATTATGCTTCTAGAGAAATTATTTTTTATAAATTTATTTGTAATGATCCTACTATAATTAGTACTTATGTTGGTCATACAATTAATTTTACAGATAGAAAAGGAAAACATAAAAGAACTTGTTATAATGAAACTTCTAAAAATTATAATATATTATTATATAAAACAATTCGTGAAAACGGTGATTGGGATAATTGGACTATGTTTGAAATTGAACGAAAAATAGTTGCTTCTAAACAAGAAGCATTACAAAATGAACAACGCTTAATTGATTTACAAGTTGAAAAATTAAATATGTATAATGCGGTTCAAAATCCAAATTATTATAAAAATTATAGTGAACAACATAAGGAACAAATAATTCAATCTTCTAAAAATTATCGTGTTAAAAATAAAATAAAAATATCAGACTGGCATAAAAATCATTATGAACAAAATAAACAGGAAATTGCTTTACGCTCTAAAAATGATCGTGAGCAAAATAAAGAAAAATTTTCATTACGTGGTAAAACTTATCATAATAAACATAAAGAACAAATTAATGCTAGACATAGAGAATTATACCATAGAAAAAAAGAATTGAATTTAATGTCTAAAGAAGATAAATATTAACCATAAACAAATGTTCCTGCTTTTTGTTTACGTTTGTTTGATTGAATTACTTTTTTCTGATATTTAGTTACCTTAACTCCAGCTGGTATCACCGACTCCTGCCCATGAAGGATAGCCAACCTTGGTTTATGTCTAGGCCCTGGTATAAATCCGCCTGTAGATAGAGCCAAAAGGGGGGCTGTTTCAGCAACTTCTGGGCCATAAGTAGCTATTCCACTTAACAAAGCTTTCCCAGCCGCCGCACCTAAAATTCCACCGGCAGCACGACCGGCCTGTTTTGTAAATTCACCACTTGTTTGTTGTAGATTTCTTCCTACACGTTTAAAGAATTTTTTTACAGCCATTATACATTAAGTATTAGAAAATTATTTTATCCCATCATTTTATTATACATATTTTTTGGAAATGGATTTGTATTTAACGAATCACTTGAAAAAGTAGAGTCATCTTCAAATGGAATTACATTTAACCCCATTATTTTATTGTATATTTTTTTTGGAAATGGGTTTGTGTTTAACGAATCTCTTGAATAATTTGATAATGAATCACTTGACATTTCATCTTCAAATGGAATTATATTTACTCTACTTGCTGGCGTTCCAGAAGCACGAGTTGCTGGAGTTTCTTGATATGAAATACTTTCTTCGTCTAAACTCATTCTTACTGGAGGTCGTTTTTGAGGTGGTCTTTTTACAATTTCTGTAATTGATTCTGGGTGAGTATCAGAAAATTTTGGTGCGTTTTGTTCATAATCTGGTTCTGATTGTCTTAAATATGAACGTTCTTCGTTTTGAAATGGATTTGGAATATCAGATGAAAATGGGGACGCTAAAGCTCTATCATATTGACTTTCGGTTGACATTAATTTTGATATAGATGAATCTTCTGACATATATGTTGGGTCTGTTATTTCAGAAATATCATCTGGATAATTACGAGATAATGAATTTTTAGAACTTGGAATAGTTGAACTTAATGAACTACCAACTGAACTTAAAATTGGATATCGTGATGTTGTTGAAGAACCTAATGACGAATCTGAATGTTGATTAGGGAAATAAGCCAAACTACTTAATGACGCCAAATTAGATGAACCATAATCAGTTAAAGACTTAGAACTACTTGACGAATTTGCCGTAGCATTTGCTGATGGATAAGCAAAACTTGATAATGATGAACTTGCTTTACTTGGGTTATAAGATACACTACTTGAACCTGGAAATGAACTTACTGAACTTAAAGAACCTAAACTTCTAAATGATTTATCTGAACTATCATCATAAGGTATAAACGAAGACGTTGACCTCAATTGAGGTTCTCCGCCTAAACTCCTGAATCCAGTATTTGTTGCAGTCTGTTGATTTGATAAAAAATTTTTTAATAAATCTTCCATGCTTTTTTGTTGAATTTGTTGCCCTTGTGAATTATACATTCCAGGAGTTAATCGATCTAATGGCGATGCGTAAATTGGCGGTGGTAACATCATTACTGAACCTCTGCCACCACCTCCACCTCCACCTCCACCTTTTCCAGATTTTTTAGCAGATGCTCTTGCTCTTGCTTTTGCTAGATTAACATTAACCACTACTGATTGTCTTTGTTTTTGTTTCTGTTTAATAACTCTTTTAGTTGGCATTTATATATAAGTATTAGAAAATTAAAATTATGCTGTAACAATCCACGCAAAAACGCCTGTTGATATTTCCGCAGTAATGATGCTTAATGATGATCCTGTTCCTGATAATATAGTAGCAGTTGTAAGGTCTGTAATAGAGTTATAACTTCTAATTACATTTGTCCCTTGACGATTAATTTTAACTGAATTCGTATTAGAAGCGGTTTTAAATAAAGTAAAATAAAATCCTGCTTGATGTGATGCGGTCAATTCTGGTAAATCAACTACTATCTGTGTTGCTCCTGTGCTTGTAAACATCCATCGTTGCTCTAATGGAAATACTAAAATATGTGATGTTCCAGATAATGTTTTAACTTCATTCATATACTGAACTGCTTTATGTGCTAATCTTGCGTTTAAATATAATACACTTGTCAAAAATGTGCTGGAACAAAAATTAATTATTGCACTTGTTGCTGAAGTAAACAAATTGATATATCCAGTTGTATTATTTGGGGTTTGAATAGATGTACTTGATGATGATGTAAGATTTAATGTTGGACTTGAAATATCGCAACTTGTTGTATTAATTGTTAAACTATCTTGAACTGCTCCAACTGATGGTCGAGTTTTTAATTTAATAGTTGCATTGGGATTGGGATTTTCTATATTTAAAGTTGTTCCAATTTGTTGTATCGTTGAAAAATTTATAAGAAGATTTCCAAAAAATTGCATTGTTCCATAAACATTTACATATCCAGTTTCTGTTCCTAAATTTATACTACCGCTTGTTATATTAGACCCTATGCTAATTATACCTGTAGTTGTTCCAAACGAAAATGCAGTAGTTCCATTTGCTGTTGATGTTCCATAATTTGAACTAAAAATATTAGTTGAATTTAAAGTTGTTGTTGTTGCTCCTGAATTATTAATTAATAATTGTTGTGTTTGAACTCCTGATAAATTAGTTGAAAATAATGCTAATGAACCACTATTACTAACTGGTTTGATTGTTAGTTGTGTTCCTGTTTGTAAAAATTCTGTATAATTTGTTGTATTATAATAACGACTACCATTGTACAATAATGCGGTGTTATTAAATGTCGACTGTCCTGCTACATATAAAGTCGTGTTTGCGTTTAAACCATTATTACAATCTATAGCTGTTCCACCACCCGAACCTCCATTAAAAGTTATTCTATTTAAAAAATTAACCGTTCCTGATTTGGTTTGTGATAATGTTAAACTCATGAAATTATTATCTACAAAATCTTTCCTTACCAAGTGATTATTTGCAGTTGGACTTGCTACATTACAAATTGGGGTAAAATTAGAAAACGACGCCTGTGAGAGTGAATTTAAATTATTATAAATAGTTGTATCAGTAGCGTCTAATAATAACACGGCATTTGATGAAACTTTAAACTGAAATTTATTATTATTAAAATTTGCATCAAAATTTAATATATCCGTGTTTTGAACTAATATTGAAGAATATGTTGTTGGTGACTGATAATCATTTAAATATAAAGCATCATTACAAAAAATATTAGATGTGCTTATATCTGAAGAAAAAGTTGTATTTCCCGCTACTACATTACTTGACAATAAAGTTCCAATATTTATGGTTCCCCCTCCAATTAAATTAGTATAAATATTATTTGTTCCTGTGGTTGATGGTGCTGTGATATTATTACTTACTAAATTATTTGATATTGTTGTTGATGCTGAGTCAATTATTAGTGGATTTGTTATTGTTCCTATTCCGTCTTTTGTTTGAAAATAATACAAAGTATTATTAACATTTACTGACACAAAACCAAAATTAGGACCTGATAAATACGCTTGAATTATGTTACTACTTCCGAGAGAATCCGTAAATCTTATATCTTTAAAAGAGTTAATCCCTGAAAATGTTTTACTACCTGTAATTATTTGGTTTGTAGTAAAATCTACATAATTACCATTATTAAATCCAAGCGTTGTCAAATGATTTGTTAGTGTAGCGTTTGTATTACTAATAGGACAAATATTATTAAATGTTGCTTGTGAGTTTGATATTAAATTATTTGATATGGTTGTATTAGTAGCATCTAATAATAACACTACAGCATTTGTTGAAACTCTAAAATCAAGTGTTCCATTTAAATTATTATTTTTAATAAAAAAATTGATACCAGATTGCTCTATATCAGTAGAATATGTATTTGATGAGGGTTTTAAAGTTATTTTGGAAGTTTCAATAGTTAATGAGTTTGATGCGTTTCCAAGTCTTATAGATGTATTTGTAGATGCTAAACAGATACCGAAATTTATATTATTATTATTTACTAAAATAGAATCTGTTTTTAATCCAGAACTAAATGTAGTTGTATTTGTAAATGTTTTTAATCCATTTATATTTTGCGTTAAATTGTTTGTTCTATCTAAAAAATTATCATCAACATATGACCTATTTACGACTGATGTTGGATTTACTGGACTTTCTGCTAAACAACCTACTAATTGTGATTTAAAATATGTTTGTGTATTATCAATAATTGCTAAGTTAGTTAGGGTCTGTGTTGACGATTTATTCCAAAAACGAAATCCTTGTTGGGTACTTGTATATGTTGACCCAAAATTTAAAAAATCTGTTGCTCCGCTGTTAGTTGTGTGTCCATAACCTATTAGCAACCCCGTAACACTTGAAATACTTATTGGAATATTATATGGACCTGCACTATTACATTCCAATTTTCCTGTGACATTTAATAAATTTGTATTTATATTATCTGTATTTAAATTTGCGGAATTTATATCTTCGCAATCTATATTCCCCTCACTAATAACTGCTACTCCATCACTCAGTACAATTTGCCCATTCATAGAGCGACTATTTAATGCTATGTTAGTAAGACTCATAACCTATCTACATTATATGAATATTTTTTATGTTTATAATTCTTTCAATAGACGAAAATGTAAATTCATTATGTATGAAGGTAACCCAACTGGAATGGCGCTGTCATCAACCCAAGCAACAGGCGGATTTGCCCCATTAACTACTTGAACTCTAAACTTGTTGTTGTAAGGTCTATTTACTAAAAATATTGGATTGTTTGAAGATTGTTCTGCTCTTAAAACAGATGAATCTGTTGGTTGATGAATAACTATTGGAAATACCATTCCTAAAAATTGGGATGCTGTTGCTTGAAATCCTGGCTTTGGGGCGTCTATATTTCCTTGACTTAAAAAATCTACATAAATTAAAGGTAAATTTCCTAAAGTAGTTATTGCGTCAGCAGCCTTACTTAAAAAACTAAAAGTCAACTCATACTCGCCTTGTGGCATTATTGAAGTCCAATCTATATAATAATCTTTATCCGAATTTGCGTTTCCTGCTGTCGCTGTAGTGCAAAAATTTGAGTTTACAACTATATTATAAGATTTCATTTATATAATATAGTTTAAGATTTTAATTTATTTCTTTGCTCTTTCTAAACCTTTTTGAATTGCTTTTTTTGCTTCATCACGAGACGCATATACAGGGCGTTCTCCTACTTGAACTTGCGTTGTAATTTTGCCCATTGGGTTTAAATTAGGGTGTCCCATTCCAAAAGATGTGTGCGGGTTTTTAGTTATTCTAAACATTATATAATGTATTTAGAAAATAATTTATTCGTCGTCTATTATTATTTGGTCCCAGTTTCTGAATAATTTTCCTGAATCTACATTTATAAATAAAAAATTATATTTTTCATTAAATACTAATTTGCTAATGGGTAATATTAATTCTTTTGCTTCTTCTACTTGCTCGTCAAAAATACCTTCAAGTTCCTTTTTTGATACTTTGAAAACAAACAAATTGCTAAATAGTTTTCTAATTTCTCTATCAACACTGAGATAAGTTTGAGTTAAAAAAAATATTGATGTTCTTAAATGTCTGCGATTCATTACTAATTCTTTTAATAATTTTTTTGTTTCTTTATTTTTAAGGTAAGCCCCCTGGTCATCCATGATAATCGCATTACAATAACGCCCATCTTCATCCTTAATTTTATCCATTACATTTGTTAAATTTTCATAAGTTAATTCATCGTATTGGTTGGGTATACTTTCATAAATATTATCTGCCATAGAAGCTATTGAATTTGGAGGGCAAAAAAGGTATAAATTGTGGTAGGTATGTTTTAATAATTCTTTTGAACTAAAAAAACTACCAATTAAACTTGATTTACCCGACCCGGGGGGTCCAATTAACAAGTTGGTGCTGTGACAATTTAAAAATTTTGTTAGTTCATATTCATTTAATTTTTTCGCAATACCATTATCACATACCATTTTTACCGGCTTTAAACTAGGACTTTTGTTCTTTTGAATTTGAAGTGTCATTTTGTATATTATCTACATTATTAATTGTTGCTAAATAGTCTGTATGTTTTTTGGTTTTTAAATGTCTTAAATTATGTGGTTGAGAATATATTGAACCACAATTACAAGTTACTATATTTTTTTGACGATATATTTTTTGTTGTTCTAAATATTTATTTTTATTTTTTTCATAATTTTTTTTATTTTTTGCATTAATTTCTATTTTGTTAATTTTATAATTATTTTTATGATTTTCACATATTCTTTCTTTATTATTTAAATACCATTCATCCCAATTAAAAGAACCAGCGTTTATCATATTCATATTTGCTTGTAATTCTTCAATATATTGTTGCTCTATTTTACCAGCGTCAGATTTATCTAAACATATTTGTCTATTAATCTCAATCATATTCCATTTATCCCATCCCCCATTTTCACGAATTTTTTGGTATATTTTGTAATTATAATGTTCGCTTGTGTTTTTATGACATCTTGATTTATGACTATTTTTTCTTTGTTGGAAATTAATTGTTTGTCCTACATAACAGGATTTAATTTCAGGATTTTCGCAAACAAATTTGTAAAATATAATTGGGGTTGTTTCATAATTAATATGCGCTGGCATTCTATTTTAATTTATTATATTCTATTTAAATCAAAATAATAAATCAATTTTTTTTACGCTCCCCTGTTTACACTTTGACTGATGCAGCGCGACTGAGCATGTCAATCTCAATTAAGCTGTCATACACAAGCAAAAGATTACAGGTTCTAACAAATGAAGTTGCTACTGATTGAGTAATATTAACTGTAATGTTGGAGTTATTAGTTGAAATACCAGTTAGCAATGCTCCCGAGTGAAGTTTTTCAAGATTAAATCCCAAATAGAACTTTCCCGGAGCGGTGTAACTTGTGTTAGCAGTAGTATCAATAGAAGAAAATTCAAGATTGTTAATTGCCATGTTGTTAGTTTTGTCATAAATTGATCCAACGCACTTACGTAATTCCTGCAAAATACCTGCTTTGTTGTTAAGTGCGGAATATGGTTTTTGTGGGTATTGAATACCACTGATATTTAGACTATAATCTCCTGAGTTATTTGTGATATCAACCGATTCGAACTTTTTATTATTAATTGCTCCGTTGAATGTAACAATTGCTGCCTTACAACTAGCATATCGTTGATTAAAAATAAGGGAAGTCGAACCATTCTGTCCTGAGGCAACATTGACAGAAGCATTGCTAAATGATTGAGATTTAACATAAATTCGACTGCCCATACTTCTTACCATTGCATCAACTTCTGGACCAAATTCTACGAATGAGAAACAAAGTTCTACATTGGACAAAGTAATGCCTGTAACTGTTCCAGTAGGAGTAATAATATTGGATAAAGCATCTGTTGTTAAAACCATTGAAATTGTTGGCATTGCCCATAGAGGCAAAAGTTTATCTTGGATATTTGTAAGCATACAAGGTAGAGGTCCAGCAAAATAAACAGTTTCACCTGCTACTGGAATTGCTCGTGAGTCAAGTTCCTCAATAGTTGGTGTTGGTGAAGTTGTATATCCGTAAGAACTTTGCATTCCATATTTTTGGGCTATATCCATGGTAATATTAGTTAGAATATGATTAACCTGGTTCCAGTCATTAATTGAATCTACTGTAACTGAACCAAACTGGGTTTCTAAACGTTGGAAGGGAGCAGAAAAGGGGCATCCTAAAAGATTTGATGCGGTAGTTGCGTTTCCAATAACTGCCTTGTATCTAAGATAAACAGATTGTGGGTCGAGGTATCCTCTGTTGGGAAATTGAAATATAATTTGATTTCCACCCATAGTAAAAGTTTGCCCGTTAACTGGTTGAAGGGCTACATCATATTTAACTGAAGCTTCTGGCAAACTTGGGATTGGCTCGGCGAAATTAACTGAACTTGGAAGTGAATTCATTGTATAATATTCCAAGATAAAAAAATTTAAATTAAATCAATTTTTTTTATAATAAAAGATTGGGGTTGGAATACAAAAAGAAATCCAAATCATCTGTTTGAATTGGATTTATTGGTTGCTCAACTTCTTGTTGTTCTGCTACAGGTTGATTTTGTTGATTTATTAAATCTCCTAAAATCTTATTTTGCTCTTTTAAAATATCAGCCATTTCAGTTTGAGATTGTTGCTCAACTTCTCTGGTTATTTCCATTAATATTGTTAATTGCCAGTCAATATTGTTAAAATTAATTAAATTATTATTTTGATCATAGAGTTGCAAATCTATTTCATCTAAAGTATCTGTCCTCAATGTATATTTTGAATTACTTTTATTTTCATAAACTATTAATCCAAATGAGGGCTGGTCCACTGGTATAAGAGCTAAATTATTTGAAAGTCCATTATTTGCTGAATCAATATTATAACTATTAAAAAATTGGGATACTATTTTAATTTTGGTCACGCCAAGAACGCTAAAGGGGTAATCGCAAACTAAATTAAATGAAGTTGAGTTTTTAGTTGCTAATAGTCCAAGAACAGTAAACATAGAACTAACTTGAAATATAAAATTAGTAGCAATAGTAGAAAAAGTAACAATACCATTGTTTTTATTTATAGTGATAGTAAATATGTGACCATTGGCTAAAAATTTTGCTATTAAATTTGTTGCTAAAGATGTAAACGAATAATTCCCTGGATCAGCGGTTATGCTGTAATTAACTGACACAATTTGATAATTTAAAACATTATTTGTATAATTGACATTATAAAAACTCACGGGTATCTGAGCATCCACTATTTGATACTGAACATGCTTTATATCTGATTCTTTTTTTAATAATCCTGGAAGTCTAAATATTACATCCGAGAGAAAAGTTGAATTATTTTTTAAATATGCATTGCTTGAATTAAGACTAATTAAACGACTATCTATTCTTGTTGATTTTGACATTCTATATAATTAATTGCGTTTTTAAATTCATTGGCTTCCCTTTCAGCAAGTATATTAATAATTTTTTCTAAATTAATTCTTTCGTCATCTGATAAGTTTTTAAAATTTAATAAGTATAATAATTTGTATGCCTCCAACTCGCTCTTTTTTGTGTGGGGGTAATCTTTTTTTATTTCGTCTAAAGTAATCACCTTTTCAGTGAGGTCTTCATCTGTAAGATAGTGAAGGGCGGATAAATCTATTTTACGAGTTTTTCTAAACATTTTATATTAGTTACATAAAATATTTTTTTTGAAACTTATTTCAAATATTTAATAGCGTGGCTTTCAAATGGATTCCATGAACCTGGAACTGTAGTTCTATTGCCTGATTGAAATTGTGATAATGCTGATGGAACATCAAGGGTAGTCCTATAGTCATATTGATTTTTTGGAGTTGAACCAAATATAGATGGAAAGCCTGACGCTTTATTATATGTATATACTTGAGATTCTGGAGTTGCTTTTGCGGCTTGTTCTGATAAATATCCGCCTAAAGAATGTCCTGTTATTGTAGGTGCCATACCATATTTTTCCTGAACTGCTTTGCTTAAATTTTTAGCTTCTGAAACTCTACGTGTGTCAAAAAATTGTCCTCCAAAAGTTGCTAAACGTGGGTCTTCATAAAGCCAGTCCGTTAATCTAACACTTCCTCGTTCTGCTATAATTGGCTTACCTGTAGGGCTCACAAATACTTTTTGCTCCATACTTGATAATAAGGGGTCATATCCATAATTATATTTTTTTGCCATATAATTGGCAGCGTCACGCTGGTTCATGTAGCTGGCGCGTAATATATCTGAAAAAGTCTCTTTACTAAAATTATCAGGTTGTAAATCATTACTCATTATAATATAATATTAGAATATTTTATAATGAACTTTCAATTGATTCCTTTTTTTTTAACGCTCTTCTTAATCTTTGTTGTTCGTTATGTTTATCTTTATTTTGTTCGTTATATTCTTTAATTCGCTCTTTATTTTGCTCACGATACAATTTATCTTTTTCTTTATTTTGCTCACGATATTTTTTATTATATTCTTTTATTTGTTCCTTATTTTTTTCACGAATATTTTTCATAATTAATTTATGATGTTCTTTATTTGCTTCATAATATTCATGAAGAGTTCTTGTTGGAAGTTTTTTATTTAATTTTGCTTTTAAAGTTTCAATCCAAAAACGTTCTCTTTTATGAACATCTAATTTATCAGTTGCCATGTATTTTTCAATTTCAATCATAGACCAATTATCCCAACCCCCATTTTCTCTAATAAATTGGTATACATACAAATTAAAATATTTATTATTTATAAAATTACACCTTTTGTTGTGGCATTTTTTACGTTCGCTAAAATTTGTAGTTTGTCCAACGTAGCAGTCTGTAATAGTAATATCTTTACAGACAATTTTATAAATAATTGTATTTGAATAATTAATTGGTTGTTTTGGCATATAAATAGTTATAATTGGTTATAAATAGTTATCTTTAAATCAATTTTATTTATTATACAAAAGTGTATTTGGCTTTGGGGCTTTCAACTGGTGCTACAGGTTTTGGAACTGATACCTTCTTTGCCTTTTGTTTTTTTATTACCTTTTGGATTACTTCATCAGGCACGTCACAATCGGATAAGTCTTCTAAACAAGCTTGTGAAAGTAGTTCCTTTTTTTTTAAACACACCGCTTTTTTAATAATAACTTTTTCAAGTTTTACTTTTTTTTCAAGTTGTTCTTGTTCCTTTGCTTCATCGGCAGCCAATTTAGCAGCCTTTCTTAATTCAATATTTTGCTTTCTTTTTTCTAAAGCTTTTTGAAAATTAGCCTTTTGGGCTTCGGTTTGAACTCTCTTTTTTTTAGGCGGAGATTCATCGACAGGTTCAATTGGCAAATCAGTTTCAACTACCAATGCCTTTGGCCGGCCTCTTGCTTTCTTCTTTGGGGCTTCTAAACTTTCAGGAACTTCTGCTAAAGATTCTTCAACAACTTCTACGATATTTTCAAGATTACTCATTATATAAT